AGGTCGTGATGGTTATTCTGACTTCTATAAGAAAGATATAACACTTCATGTTCTCGGTCCTGTTGGTGATAAAGTTGAAGAATGGACACTTAAAGGTGCTTTCATTACTGCAACAACATTTGGTGAAATGGATTGGGCAAATGATGCGTTTGTTGAGATTTCTCTCACACTCGCTTATGATTATGCTATCCTCCAATACTAATACAAATTGTATTATCATATTAAAATTGAAATGAAATACGGGTATACTGATTTTTCGGTATACCCATATTTATATTTGTAAAATAAAACGTTTTATTACAAACAATGTTATAGGATTTAAGTTATGACAAAAATTCCAACCGGCTACAATGTAGCCAATGAAGAAACAGTTTCGGATGCCGATATTAAGGCGCAACTTCTTGCTGAACACAAAGAAACTTCTGTTAGAAAAACAAATTTTCCAACAGAAATGATACCTTTGCCTTCAAAGGGTTTATTGTATCCAGAAGGACATCCCTTATCAGATGGTTTTATCGAAATGAAATATATGACTGCTAGAGAAGAAGATATTTTAACATCACAAAACCTTATTAAACAAGGTGTAGTATTGGACAAATTGTTTGAGTCTTTGATTGTTACTCCAATGAACTATGGTGATTTATATGTTGGTGATAAAAACGCAATTATGGTTGCTGCAAGAATTTTAGGTTATGGTAAAGACTATACGGTGGAACTTGATGATCCGTTTTCCACTGGTAATAAACAAAAAGTAACAATAGATTTAACTCAAATTGAGCACAAGGAGGTCGATTATAGCTTATTTGAGTCTCGTATAAACGAGTTTGATTTTACTTTACCAAATTCACAAAGAACCGTTACATTTAGATTACTTACACATAGCATCGAAAAACAAATACAATCAGAAATAAAGTCTATGAATAAAACATTTGTTAAAAATGGTATTGACAAGGAATTAACAACAAGACTCAAACATATTATTACTGCAATTGATGGTGAATCCGGTAGAGCAACAATAAATGATTTTGTTGATAACCAATTATTTGCATTAGACTCCAGGGCATTAAGAGAGTATATGAGAAAAATATCTCCCGATCTCGATATGACTTTCACATTCGTTTCAGATATTACTGGTGAGGTAAAGGAGATGGACATACCTATTGAGGTATCATTTTTTTGGCCTACCACTTGAGTATAAGTTAGGTTTACATGAAGAAATATTCTCTTTGTGTTATTTTGGAAAAGGTGGATTTACTTGGGATGAAGTGTATAATCTTCCAATATATTTGAGGCATTATTACATAAAATTGGTTAAGAAAAAGTTGGATGAAGAAAATAACGCTGTAAATTCAGAAACACATAAAACACCAGCATCTCCTCCAAAGTTCTCGAAACCATCTTCTCGTAAATAATTTGAGGTTTACATATTTATAGTATGTAAACCTTTTTTTGTTTTTGGTGATACTAAATGGCAAATGAAAAAGATAAAGAATTAGAATCGAAATTAAATGATTTAACAGAAGAACGACTTGGTATTGAAAAAGAAATTTTAAAATTAAAAGAAAAAATTTCCGATCAAATCAGTAGTGAAGTGGTTGATACCGAAAAGCTTATTAAGCTCGAAGCGTTACGCACAGATAGTATCGAAAAAGAAGAAGAAATACGAAAAAAAATTGAAAAGATAGATAAAGAGTCTTATGTAAGATTAGAAGAAACGAATAAATTACACAATTCAACCACTGGATATATTAGTGACCAAAATGATTTAAGTGGTAAACTTTCTTCAACTGTTAAGGATATTAGTAGATCAGTTGGTAATATAAATAGAGACCATTCTGCATCATCTGCACTTATACAGGCAATCAATGGGGATAGTGCAAAAACATTAGATTACATAAAAACACAGGGTCTTGCATATCAGACAATAACCGATTCATTGCAATCTCAGAAATTAGAGGCAGAGGGAACTTTACTCCAACAATCAAGATACGTAAATGCACAAACACAAGCTGGTTCTCTTGCGGAAGACTTATTAAGCACAGAAAATAAATTGCAAATGGCAAAAGAAAGAGGAAAAGACGGAGCATTTAAGGCAATAGATTTATCTGATATGGCTCTTGATATAAAAGTAAGGGAGGCGAGTTTAGAACAAGAACGTGGTAACATGACCAAGGATCAATATAATCAGGCAAAAAAATCATTGGATTTGATAAAAGGTCGATTTAAGGATATACAGAGCGAAAATGATGCTCTGCAGAAACAATCAGATACTATTGATTTAATATCAGGTTCGATAGCTAGTATGGGGATTGGTGCAGGTAGTTTGATAAACAAATTTCCTGCCGGAGATAAAATAAATAAGATGATGGGTATAGATAAAACTGCAAATGAAATGAAGAAAAAATTTGCAGAGGCAGTCAAGTCTGGATTAAACGGTAATTTTAAAGATGCGTTCTCACAAGGATTGGGTGGATTAAAAAGTATGATTTCACTTGCACCTAAATTTTTGGCTGCACTTGGGATTGGTTTGTTACTTTCTGCTATTAATTTTTTAGTAGGTGCCATTGGTAAGGTAGATGAGGAGGCAGCTGAAATAGGTCAAGAATTTGGAATAGGTAGAAAAGAAGCATTTGCACTTAGGGATGCTAGCGTTGATATAGCAGGTCAAATGAAATTAGTTGGTATAAATTCAAAAGAAGTTGTTAAGGGTATAAAAACAACATCCGAGATAATGGGTGGAATTGATATTGCAGGACAACTTGCCAGTGGAAATAAACAAGCACAACAGTTAGTAAAAGATGTAACTGTGCTTAGTGAAAAATTTGGTTTGAGTGGGGATGAAATAAAAAATATACAATCCATTTCTGCTATGACCGGTAAAAGTATGGGTCAATTGACAAAAGAGGCGACTACTCTTGGAAAAGGTATAATGACTGCAAAAGACTCGTTGAAAGTTCTTGCAAAAATACCACCAAGTGTTACAGTTGCTTTTAAAGGTGGAACCCAAGAATTGATAAAAGCTGCTCAGAAGGCACAGGCACTCGGACATGATCTAAAAAAAGTTCAGGACATTGGTGATGGTTTAATGGACATTGAATCATCCTTAACGAAGGAAATGGAAGCCAGAGTTTTATCTGGAAAAAATATAAATCTTGATTTAGCAAGACAGTATGCATTAGAGGGTGATATTGCTGGATTGCAAGATGAATTATTAAATCAAGCCGGTTCACTCGAAGATTTTACCAAAATGAACAGACTTGCTCAAAAGTCAATGGCAGAGGCAATGGGTATGTCTGTTGAAGAAATGACAGAGATGCTTACGAATGCCCAAAAATTAAAAGATTTAGGTATAAGTCAAGAAAAAATGACATCTTTGCAGGCAATGAACTCGGCTCAATTAAATGCAGAATTGGCAAAAGGTGGAAGTGAACAGTATAAAAATTATGTGCAGCAACTGGCAAAAGAGAAAGAGTCTGCTGAAATAAAGAAAAGAATGGCAGACATACTTACAAAAGTTCAAGAAAAACTTTCAAAACTATTAACACCAATTCTTGAAATGGTTCATGGTATGTTGGATGCTGCAGAAGCTGGTGGAGATTTCGATACAATAGTAAATTCAATATCTGGAATAATAAGAGGTATAATTCCTATTGTAAAAACCATGTTTAGTATATTGGGTAGTATATTAGGACCTGTTACATCAATACTATCTTTATTCGGTGGAGTTGAAGACACTACACAACAAGTAACAGATAGTGTAGGTAAAGTATCGGATGGAGTTGGGAAAGTGACAACCGGTGTTGAAAATGTTACAGGTGCAGTTGGAAAAACAGAAGCCGGTTTCGGTAGTGTATTGAAGGCAGTTGGACTGATAGGAGGTGCATTTGCTGCAAAATCATTGATAGGCGCCGGTCTGAACATGATGAAAGAAAAGGCAATAGATGTTGGTAAATCTATTTTATCAAATATAGGTGGATCATTAAGTAAAGTCGGTGGTAAAATGGGTGGTTTTGCCGGAAAGGCATTGGGTAAACTAGGTGGAGGTGGTGCAGATAAATCAGATGCTTTACTTGATAAACAAAATGCAAAATTAGAAAAAACTGATAAGATGGCAGGCAAGGCATCATCTGTTGGTAAAAAGATTGCAGATTTTGGGAAGGGATTGGGTAGTGCAATAAAATCTATTGGAAAGGGTATAGGTGGAGCATTCGAGGCAATACTAAAAGGACTTGGTAAAGGATTGGAAGGATTAGGGCAATCATTGGGAACAATGACACCTATTGGACCGGTTGTTCTTGCAGTCAGTATTTTCTTTCTTGCATTAGGTGCAGCATTATACATGGCTGCTCCGGCAATAAGGGCAATCGCTCCAGTGTTGATGAAGTTTGCAGAAATAATTGGTAACGTTTTAGTAAAAGCACTTGAAATATCAGGACCAATTATACAAAAAGTAATAGAAACTGTTGGTAAAGTTTTAATTGCTTTTATGCCTGTATTGATAAAAGTTGCAGAAGTTCTTGGTGGTGTTTTTATAGAGGCAATAAAACAAATTGCACCAATAATAAAAACAGTATTTGACGGAATTGCAACTGTAATAAACACGGTTGGTGATCAAATTGTAAAAGTAATAGATGCGATTGGTGATAATATTGTAAAGGTTGTTGATAAGTTGTTATCACTTGCATCTTTAGATCCTGTAAAATTATTGGCAATAGCTTCTGGAATAGGAGTTTTGGGTGGTGCTCTTCTTGCCTTTG